CATCTCCGAATTGTATCTTTAAGGATTGTAGTGTTTTTAATTGATTAATAATGGAGGGAGAAATGGGGAGTTTTTCTACAGCCCTTATAATTCCTGCAAAGTTTAGTTGCATGATGTCCTCTGCTGTGTAATTGCCCTTGCTTACTATTTTGACAAGATTAGCAATATCCTTATTAGTCGCAAGAGCCCCAAGCATTACCCTCAAGTTTTCATCATTTGTTATTACTGTCTGTTCAACTTTAGCTACCTCTAAGGGCTGGCTTATCTCCTTCTGAGTGTTTTGGGTAGCTATTGAAATAAAACTCAAATATCCTATTGTTTTCTCAACAGCTCTTACTAAATTTCCTGTGTTAAGTCTAATATACTCAAGCTTCTCAAGAGTCTTTTGAGAAGATTGATATTCAAAATCCCTCGTAATTCTCAAGGTTTTTGAAATGTCTTTTGAGACATCTTCCAATCGTGCTATAGCCTCTACAATTCCAGTTCTAAAGTTTTCAAACCCAACCATCAAAATAGAGCCTAATGCATTAACCCATTCCTCTAAGTTGGAAGGTGCCCCTCCCCCTGTAATTCCGCCTTCTGCAAAAAATGGTATGCCCAATCTTCTGCCTGCCTCAAGCCATAATCTAATCCCTCTGGAGCGTCTCTTAGGAGAAAGTGGTATTATGGCTTCTGGCCCTTCTTCTCCTATCACTGCTACGTGCGTGGAATGGGTTATTGTTCCTTCAGCATGTCTTTCTACTCCGAAGATTTCTTGCAAGAATTGAATTTGGCGGCTCTGAGATATCTGAGAGGAAAGCCATTGAGTAAGACCTATTCTTGCCTCATCGGTTAAGGAAGTGAAACTGTTAATAAGAGATAAAAGACCCCCTGTTAGTCCATCTATTTTGGCAGTAATCCAGTTAAACACTGTTGATACTCCACTATTAATTGAAGAAACAAGAGGGTCAAAGACATTCCCTACAAAGCCTTGGATAAGTCCGCCCCAAAATGTGTTCCCTTGAACTCCTGTTGCTTTTATTATCTCAGACTCAAGATTGTTAAAGAAATTGGTTATATTATATTGAATAGAACTTGATAAGCCCTTAAAGTAATTAGTTATGGTGTTGCTTGCTTGCCGAATAATATCTACTATATAGCCCTTAAGCACGCCCCATAAACTTGTAGTCCCCTTGCCCCATAATGCATTGGCAAGCAGAGTTCCAATATCATATCCTAATTTGTAGGTTCTTTCTTTTATCCAAGAAGTGAAACCTGCCCAAGAAGCTTTCCAATTTTCAGTTATATTGGTTAGAATTGCATCAAGAAGTTGACCAAGAAGCTGAGCTATCTTACTTTTCTGTAGTGCTATCTCATTCCTCATGCCTTCTACATAGCTCTTTACAAAATCAGCGCCCCAATATTCTAAATTAGAAAGAGGTCCTACTTTAGCTGGTGAATGTCCGCCTCCAAAGAGTTCAAATAATTCCTCAGCAAGTTGCCAAGCATATTGTTTTAGCCTATATGAGCCTTGACTAAGTCCTTCTCTATAAGCTTCTGCAAAGTCATATCCTGCCCCGTAAGCATCCTCAGAAAGACTCTTGAAAATATTCATAAAGTCGGTCTGGAATTGCTTAGCATAATCTTTTATATTCTTGAATGGGTCCCTAAAGGCAAAGAATAAACTCAAGACTGCCACAATTGCGCCCAACGCAAGCCCTATTTTCCCAAGAAGAGGAAGGAGAGGAAGTGCAGAGGCTCCTAACATCTTCATCTGGGCTATAAAGACTGGGATTCCCGTAATCAACTTACTAATTGTCAAACCCAGCAAGCCTAATACTACCGCAAGAAGACCAAAACCTCCTACTAAGGATGACAACAACCCTCCAACAGGTCCTAATGATTTGATTAAATCTCGGAACCCTGTAATAACTCTAATAACAACTTGGGCAAATGCCATAAAGTAAGGGGCCACAGAAAGAGCTATGGTATATAGCAAGCCCTTGAAAGCCAAGCTTAAATCTATAAGGAGTTTCTGTAGATTTTCAGCATTCTTTTGGTCTTCCTCTGAGAAGATTACTCCAAATCTAATTCCTTTTTCAAAGGTTTCTTCAAATTGTTTGTAGGTTTGGAGTAAGAACAAAACCTGTCTTGTATTTTCACGACCAAATATCTTGGTCATTACAGCGTTCCTTTCTAAGGCGTTAGGTATTCTCTGGAGTTTGAGCATGATTTCGGCTAACAAACTGGGGGTATCTCTGAAATGTCCATTTGCCTCAAAGAGTTGTAACCCTAAGACTTTAATAGCTCTTGTGGCAACACCACTATTGGCCCCTGCATCAAATATTTTTCTTGATAAAACTGCTACTGCTGTTGCTAATTGTTGCAGTGTAGTGTTGGTATATTGGGCAACCACCTGCAAGCTCTGTATTTCCTGTGTGGACATTCCCATACGCATTGCATACCATTGGCTCTCAAGTCCATATCTTCCTAAAGTTCGTAGGGCTTTGCCAAAGAAACCTGATACAGCTCCTCCCACGGCTATGGCTGTGGTGCCTACATGCCACAAACTCCTACCTAAATTCCTCCAGTCATAGATTTGTTGCCTTATCGCCCTTTGGTGTTCTTTTGCTATTTTGGCTGTTAAATTATTTAAGACCTCTTCGAGAGTTCCCATAGTGCCATTTAATGATTCAACTGCATCTTTATATTCTCCTGTAAGCTCTATATCCTGTTTAAGAGATAAGGCATTTTGCCATATGCTCTTGCCTAATGTTACAAAGCTTTTACTCCAAGTAGTGGTATAGCCTGGGATTGATTTTAAGCTTACCCCAAAGCCTTCCACTTGGCTTCCAAATTCGGAAATCTTTTTGATAATTTCATCAGTATACCCTTCTTGCCCTATCTTTTCTAAGTTATCTTTTAGAGTGTTTAAATTAGTGCTTAATATGTTGACTTTAGTGGGGAGGTCTCCTTGTAACGGCAAAAGTGAAATCTGAAATTGCGGCTGAAATGTCTGTTGTATCGTTACCTGCAATTCTTGTGTGGTAGCTTTTAATTTTTCTGTTTGAATTTCTGCTTCGACAAGTTTTTCAATATAATTTTTAGCATCTTCTTCTATACTACTATAAGCTCTTCCTATCTCTTCTTTGTTTATAAAGAATTCGGGTTTTATAGGAGAGAATTGGGCTATTTTTTCTTTAATGGCTTTGGCAGGGAGTAAATATGGTAAGGAACTTGTTATAGATTTCCAAAGCTTTGGAATATCCTTCAGGCTTTCTATTTCTTTTCCCTCTTCTATTATTCCTTGCAAGTGAGCCCCAGTTTTGGAAAGTGCAAACAGGCTCTCCCAACGCCTCTTTTCTACCTCACTCTTAGCCAGTCTGTAGTTTATTTCCGGGAGGTTATAAATGACATTGGGCTTCGTGAAATATTGAATTGCCTCCTCGTAAGGTAGTATCAAATCTTTAACTTGTCTCTGAAACTCCTGAAATACCTTCTGATATTGAGGTCTTAGTTTTTCTGTAAGCCTGCGATAATTGGCTAAGCTACCAAATAAATTCTCAAATATTTGGGTCTGTAATTCAGGAGAGGAAATCTCTCTTAGACTTTCTGTTACTTGTATGATAGAAGTTGTGGCTATTTTTTGATAGTCCCTAAGATTAAAAGAGGTAATCCAATCTCCCTTATACTTAATTCTTTCTCCAACACCTGCTATCTTTTTGCCTACGCCTTCTTGAAATTCCTTAATAGAAACTTCCGCTTGAACTTGGAGGGGGAGCTTGACTTCAGTTTGTGCTAACTCTTCTGCTATCTCTTGTTTAACTTTCTCTTTTGCCCTTCGTGTAGTCTCTCGGGCTTGCTTTACTGATTCTTCTTTTACTTCAACCTTAGGTGTAACTTGAGCAGAAACCTGCAAATTGCCAAGATTTTTCTGAACTTCCCTGAGAATAGCATTTAGGGAGCTGACCTGCTGGGTCAACTCCCTCATAACACCTATTAGCTGCTTGATGACTGACGAAGCCTTATCTTCTGCCTCTATATTTATTGAAATTTTGTTATTCTCAGCCATCGCCTCACCTCATTAAGAGAAGCCATGCGGGGCAAAAGAAAGCATCTTTGTTGCGAGAGGCAAGCTCTCGCAATTCTTCAGAATCGTTCTCAATACCTGATTGCATTACTGCGAAATTTAAGGCTATATCCTCTAAGTCCAGCTCTAATATTTCAGTGGGGAGCTTATGATATCTCCTCGCCATCATGTCTATCGCTACCGCTGTTTCCTTCTGTAAGAAAGGATTCTATCGCTTCTTGCCCTGCCCTTCCTCCTGTGTTCATTTCCATTATCTTGCTGTAAAGAAACATTGTGTCCTCATCTGTGAGTTCTCTAATTGAAAGTTCATTCTCTCCACACTCCTCAGGAGGTTTGTCTACTATTTTGGGTTCTACTACTCCTGCAATTATTACAGCATCCATTAATTTAAGCCCTGCTTTAATATCTTCTGGGTCTGTGAGCTGGACTTCCTCACCTGTCATTGCCCGATAAAGGGCAAGGGGGACATCCCCCATTGAAAGGAGAATATCCTTGCCCCTTATTCGTCTTATAACGAACTCAGCACCAGAGGGAGCCACAACAGTCTTTAACAGGTTCTTTCGATATTCCGAAGGCTTTATTGCCATCCTATCCCTCCTTATTAACTGGTCTTAAATGTCAAAGAGATTTCAGGAGTAGAAGGGCTATCTGTAACAGCTTGGAAGTTTAATCGGAGATTTATAGGTCCCCTTCCTGATACGTTGGGTGGTTCTCCTGTAATTACTGCTTTTGGTATGGAAAGTTCAGCTATGGGGGTCCCTGTTCCAATACGAGAAGCAGCTAATTGTATTTTTATTCCGATAGACTGGTCGTTTAAAAGTCTTTCATACCACTTCGTGCTATCAAACATTATTTCTACATTTCCTGTAATTTCTCTTTCTCCGGGAACTAAGTCGGCAAGAACAGCAAAGGGATAAGAGGGATGAACATTATTGAAAAACCTGTCAGTATTGTAGTTGTTGTTAATTGTTATTTCAAAGCTTCTGCATTTTACTGGGGTATAGGAACCATCCGAAAGTTGAATTACACTAAACCAGAACTTATAAGGAGACAGCCCAGATGCCATAGTAATTGTGGGAGTAGTTGTAGTTATTTGCTCAAGCTGTCCCACTATCCCGAATCTCAATCTCACAAAGCCGTTCTCTTCGCCTGTTATGGTAAGTTCGTTTACTTTACAACCCACATATTGAAAATAATTTGAACTTCCAGAAGCATCCTGAGTATTTCGGTCCACTACAAAAGTTATTCCTTGAAGTGCAGGGTTTTCAGGAGAGAACTCTTTAGTGTCAAAAGTTAAGGTTGTTGTATATGAGTAATTCCCAAAAGCATACCAAAGAGGTAAGGCAAGTGTTGTAGTTAGAATATCTGTAGTTTTAGCAGGTCTTACATCATAAAATGGGACTTCAATATCTCCGCTCACAGATGCATTAGAAATAGGACTTTCTAAACTTAACTTCCCTCTAAAAGAGTTGATTATGTCTGCTCTTACCCTGTTAATATTGGGCCTTAAACTTTCGGAAAAAAAAGGAACTCCTGTAAAAGGCCCTGTTGCAACAGTCCCCCAGCTACTTTCCTGCGCCCATCCTATTTTAGCTTTATAACCCAAAGGAACTGGCATTTCACATACCTCCTTTACTCAGTATTTTCTTCTATTTTTTTCTTAAAAGAGAATTTAGAAGTGTCTTCTACTTTTTCCCATAAGCCAGTAGTAATCAGTTCAGCTCCAATATCATCAGGAATCTCTAATACATCATTAGGGGAGAAGACCCAACAATTATCTCCTTTCCAAATAGTTGTCGTATAGTTACCTGAATACTTAACCTTCATTCTTTGCAGGTTACCTCCTTTCTAACAGTTCTGAAATCACCCATTCTATCTCGCATGTATGCACTAAGTAATTGCCGAACATAATCGTGGTTATGAAATTAACACGAGGGGGGTCAGGAAAGAACCAGCTCACATCCTCCCGGGTATAGGCAGAACGAAGCTTCTCTAAAATTGCCTCAATTAAATACTGAAACTCTAACGAAGAGGCATTCTGGTCATCTACTCCGTAGAAGCCCCGTATAATAAAATGATGTTTCCTCCAGTTTTCGCCTGTGTCATAGATTGTCTCCTCTACCTCGCTTCTTGTTATTTCCCAACCATTGATATACTTAATTTCTTTGCCGTTTACTATTTTGTTTGTAGTATAGATATTGGCAAAGTCGCTCTCTCTGATAACCCAGCGCTCATATTTATAGACTTTGCCTATGCCTTCTACCTGCATCAACAAGTTATATATGAAATCAACAATCTCCTGATAACTCATTTCTCCATCGACCTCAAAATATCAATTTTCCCCACAGCGAACTTTTTTCGTAGTTCCTCAGTAGTCTTGAGAAACAAATTCTGCGCCTTGGTTCCTCTTCTGGCAATTACCCTTTGCACCCGTTTAGCAAAAGGATAAGCTCTTTTATAGTCCCAGCCAAACTTATACATTGCCCAAGTAATTAGTGGCTCAAGAGGGGGTTTGTGGGGCTTCGTACCAAGCTCTACAAAGATAGGGTAATAGGCTTCAGGAAAGTGGGAGGGGTCTGCCCAAATTTCACCTATTACCCTATCCTCCTCTTCTTTTATTGTTCTCTTTATACTTCTTAAGAACCTTCCTGTGGCATATGGCATTTTGCCCAAAAGATACACAACCCCCTCGTAGGTCATGTCTTCTACAAGACCTCTTATTCCTTTCTTGAGCTTTTTCTCATCTAACATATCTTCCGTTATTACAAGCCTAAATCTGATATCCATTTATAGATACTTCCTCACTTGGCTTAGAACTTTTTCATAAACTTGCAATACAGCCTCAGCTCTTCTTTCGCAAATTTCCGCCTTATTCCTGTAGTTCACACTGTCGGCTGTAATTGTCGGGTCTATTGTTTGAATATAGTAATTGGCGACTTGTTGTAGAGCTAAATAACTGGCATATACTCCTATTAGATAGTTATGCATCTCGCCTAAGATAGCAGGCTTATAGCTGTATCTACAATAAACAGGGGGTGAAACTTGGGAAATGTTAAGACTTATAAAGCTTCCTTCCGTTGTCTGAATTATCTTCCACTCATAATTTTCTCCTTCTGCATCAAATATACTATCTATAAAGGAGATTTCAGAATCCCATTCAGAAGGAAGAGGGGCTATGCCTGTTCCTTCATCTACTGCTATCTCTTCTACCTTATAAACAGGTAGTGCAAGCAACACTACCTTTGTTGCTATATCTATGTAGGTTTGTTTTTGCTCCTCGGTTAGTATTCCCTTATCATCTTGTAGATAGGCATTTAAAATATCCAAGGGCTTCATTACTTAGTCCCTTCTTCTTTCACCTCTTTACTTTCTGCCTTTTTACTCTTTTTCTCTTCAATTACTGGCTTTACTTCCTCTGCCAGCCCGCCCTTTATTAAAGAGTTGGCTAAATCCAAGGGGAGGTCAGCCTCCTCCCCTTTTTTATAAGATGTTGGGTTTATGCCATCCTTAAATACTACAAGGTCTTTCAAGAACCTAACAAGCATCTTTCATCACCTATGGATTAACAGGATTGTGGCGGGCATCGGTAAGAACGGCATCCACTGATACAGGACCAGACACACTTCCTGAGACATCTAAGACAACCCTTACATATCTCTTGTAGCCTAAATATGTGCAAGCCAAAGTAGTCTGGCCACTGTTAGTATCAGAAATAGTAGCAAAATTCCCTTTTTGCCAGTCTGCTGGAACGTCTGCCCAAGTAGTTTCATCATCGCTCTCTTGTAGTTTAACAGTTAAAGAACTGGATGATCCAAAAGAAAGCGTTCCAATGTTAACTAAAAGCAAAACCCTATTGAACCCTGCTAAGTCACAAGCCAAGGAATTGGTAGCTGCACTTATTGATTTCGCATCTAATAAATGGACAACTTTATAGGAACTGAACATGTCCCTCATTTGTCTTCACCTCCATCTTCATTAAGTACTGATTTGTAGCTTAACTAATGCCTCAGGGACTACCACTTGCCCTCCTACTGCTTTCTGCACAATGAATTCTACAATCATTTCTTTAGCTCTTGTGATATCATCTCTCTTAACTTGCATTCCCCTCTTATCTACAATGTAGTAGGCAGTCTTGAAATCACCTAAGACAATTGGATATGAGCCAGCACCAATATTGGGCATGTCGGGGCAAATTACGTATGGTCTCCCAAGAATAGTTTCAGGCTCTCCTTTAGCAAGTCCTCCAATATCCCAGAGGGGTCTTCCTATGGTATCTTTCATAGTTCTTAAGAAGCCAAGGGTTGCTCTATTAAAAATCCAAACTGCCCTTCTTGCATATTTCTCGTGTAGTGAATATAGCATATTGTAAAGCACATCAGCAGGGAGTATAGTAGAAGCATCTCCTGACTTTATCACGGGGACTTCAGGGTTGCTCAAAATACCCTCAGGTTGCCCAACTCCAGTTCCTGCCACAAAAGCCTTACCTTCCGTTTCAGCAATCTTATCTGCGAACTTCTCAATTAAGTATTCCTCTAAATCTATAGCACTGTCTTGCAAGTCAAAAGAATAAACAGGAACGCTACCTGAAATGTAGTTCACTGGTATGGTTTCAAGCTTAAAACTTACGGGCGGAGTCGGAGTTGCAGTTGGAATATTTTGGGCAAGCCCTACCCACCCAAAGCTTGGAAAGTTTCCTTCCTTAGGTATCTTCACCTCAGTGCTGGTAGTTTTTCTTACAAAGGCAATATCTCTTATAGGAGAATAAGATGTGACCTTTTCTATGATTTTTGCCTCAAAATCAGGAGGAGTTAAAATGTAGCCAGAAGATGTATCGGTTACTGCTTTATACTCAGCTTGGTATCGCCCAGTCCTGAGAAATTCAATAAACCCTTTATATTCAGGGGTTTTTTCATTCTCTTCCCTCTTAACCGTTGGGACTTTATTTATTTTGGCTTCGAGCTCGTCAAGCCTGTTGTTGATGGTTTGAATCATGCTTTTAACTTCTGCACTTTCTTTATCCCTTGTTTCAAGAATTTCTCTCATTTGATACCATTCTTTGTTTATCTGCTCGATTAAATCTTTAACTTCCATTTATACGCTTCACCTCCATTATTTTTAGTTACAGGGTTGCCCACCCTTTAAATTCCCCCTTCCACTTTAAGTGTTCTTGGTTTTGTGTTTTACTTCTTACTCTTTTTTCTGCCTTTCCCGCCCTTTTTACTCTTCTTTCTTGCCATCCCTCTTCACCTCCATTTTTAAAATTTGAATTGTCTCAAGAAGTGAAAGTAGTGATTTGACTTCTCCTTCTTCCTTTTTATCTTCTTTAGTTTCTGTAGGGGGTTCAAGTAAGCTATCTATAGCACTCTTTAGCTCAAGGAGAAGTTCCTTAGGCACCTTTTCTAATTCTTCTTGCCAATCGAGAATTTCGTGGATATATCCCTCTACATCTAACATCTTTTCTTCTTTCTCCCAAGGAGGAGTTTTACCCATTTTCTCATAATATTTTGCGAGAACTCTTCTTATGCCCTCTTTATCCTCCTCGGGTATCTTCGCAACTGCAAGTCTTACAACAGCGTTATATATAGCCCTTGGAATTGCATAGAGTCTTCCATCTATTACATCAGCTATTGGGAACTTATAACCAGTAATATTCTCCTCTTTCCCTTTTACTA